GTGATAAAAGATTCAACCATAACGGCAACAACTAATGCTGCATTACTGCCAGAAACAGCACTTGCAGATAGAATTAATATAATTATATCTAATGAGGGTGATGAGTCTGTAAGGTACGGAGACAGTACAATCACATCGACTAAGGGTATCTTGTTAAGGGCTGGTGAGACCCATGCTAGAGATATTGATGGCGATATATATATAGTATCTGTCAGCGGTACTCCTAAAGTGAGCATTCAGGAGTCGGCATAATGGCCGCTGTTAAAAGCGGCAATCACATTTATGTTGAGGGTATTGGTAATACGCTAGAAGTTATTGCCACGGATATAAATGACCCTGCGTACTGCACTTGGGATGCTGGCAATAACACATTAACTGTATTCGGCACAGCGGCAGCGACTCGCTATCTTAGAATCAGAAATAATGGTGATTTAACCATTAATGGTGGGGAAACATTAGCGTTTTCCAATGCTACAAATGACGATACTCGATTCTATGTTGATGCTGGTGGTCATTTGATAATGAATGACGATAGCACTGTTGATTTTAGTATCACGAATTCGCGTCCATATTTTACGTATTTCTATGGAAGGGTTACTTGTAACGCCGATATACCTAACGATAGACGCCCGTTTTTTAACAACTTTTATCGTATGCCGTCTTATGCTTGAGCAAACAATAATAACTTTGCAAACGATATTTGTGATTTCACGGGTGCTAGGATAGGCGGCAGTCGTGTAAACAATGGTTACGCATTTTTTGTGCAGTTAATTGGGCGAGTTAGAAATCATATTTTCAAAGATATGATCTTTGATGAGAGATTGGGTTCTGCGAATTTAGACACATATGGTTTTCATTTTCCTTATGGGTTAAACCATCTTGAAAACATTACTTTTGAAAATATACTTTTTAACAAAGTAGAGAGAGCCTTTAATTGCACGGGCGGCGGCAACATAAGAACTAAAAATTGTACGTTCGATCAGCAGTCAGCATCCTGGAGCGTGCTTCATTTCTCAAATTCGGGGAACGAGGCTAGAGACCGATTTAGGTACTATGGGGATGCAAATATAAAACCATATGGTCAGTATTTTGCATACCACGAGGGTGGTACATGGCTGGTTGGTAATAATAACAATAAGATGGTTGTTTCGTATGGGGGTCAAGTCTTGATTAAAGACTGTGACTATCAACGAACAACGGGCGATTCGTTAGAGATTAAGTATCAAGGCCGAGTTCTGGAGTGGACAGGCAATACATATGCAGATGCTAATCCATTCGATACTCAACAAAACGGGGAGCGGTCACAGGTCTATAGGCTTGAATTAATAGTTCAGGATCAGTTTGGAAACCCTATTGAAGATGCTGATGTAAACATAAAGCAGTTTGAAGAAAAAGAACAATTCAAATTTACAACGGCTTCAAACGGCAAGTTGCATGCTATTCATGATTTAGAGGGTGCGATGTTGACACATAGAAGTTTTTACACCAACACAGCGTCTGAGATTTGGTCAAGCGCTGCCGAGCCTCACAGTTACGAAATTATAAAAGAAGGATATCGCAGAGCATCAGGCGCAGTCGTTATGGATTCTGACAAGTCTGTTGTTGTGACGCTAACCCCAGAATTACCCAACAATTTTAGCAATTCAGATTCCATTGCACTTTAACTAGATAGAAGCTAAAAAAGGATTTTAGATGGCGCAAACATTACCAGACATAGTCTTAAATAAGACCTGGCAAAGCATTAATACTTTAAGCGGTATAGCTGTAGGAACGTCTATGATTATTCAGACTAAGGGCGCTTTCCATAAGGTAATATTAGCGGAAGGTACGCAGCCTACGTCAGACTCTCGGGATGGTAGGATGATTGATCGAAAGCAAAGGGACGCATCCGTTATTGATGGCTCTGATGAGATTTGGGGAAGGACGGTTAGCGGAACTTGTCGAGTATTTATAGAGGGTTCATAATATGCCTTTCACTATAGGTTTATCCGGCGTTACTGGTGCGAATGGTTCAACTTTTTCGTCAGGCGTTCTAATCGGTCAGATATTTTACGATACAGATAACACTCCGACCGATGGTAAATTATTCATGGGTCAGACATATCAATGGTCTGATAACCCATTATTGCAAGCCAAGTTTATAGCGAATAGTCATGGCTTTATTGTAGATAATGGCGATGGTTCTTTTGACATTGCATCGCATAGTGACTTTGTTAGAGCTGGCGTAACAAATATTGGCGCTCATGTAGACGATACCACTGCGGTTAATGGTTTGTCTGGTACAGTCGTTGATGCTAACCCTTCTGGACGACAAACGAATAGGCGGATTGGCGGTAGTAATGCGGCTCATCCGCAAGAAACCAATACAACAAGAAGCGTTTCCTTGACGGGCGATGAGGAAACTGCCCCAAATCATAGAAATGCATACTTTGGAATATACGGCGATGCCGCACTGGTTCCAATGGCTGCCGCGTTAGTGGCTCCTGTTAAGCCAAGCACTTACTTTTATGCCAGTATTAACGACAATACTGAAGACACATCAGTCTCAAATAACGACACTATTGATTTGGATTTCATGACGATCCAATTTAATCCAGAAGCTCTTACTTTAATCAGCACGGGATTAGACTTTGCATCACCCAGTGGTGGAATAGCAACAGGCAATATTACTCGCGCTTTAAAGATACCTGCTGCGATTACAGAATCAAGAGACATTAAGCTTGAGTTCTTTGCCGAGATGGAACCCGAGACAGTAGAAGACGAAGCATTTTCAATTGAGTTTTATAAGAACGGCGAGTACATCACTCAAGCAAGAGCGACTTCCGATGGTGACAGTGGATCATCAACATTTTTGATAAAATACTTCGGCACTCTTACAGGGGGAGATGAGTTTTCATTCAAAGCAATTAACATCGATGGTAATGACGACCAGTCAGGCCAGAACTATGCATTAACAATTGAACCTATTTTTATTAACAATTAAAACTGTGCAGATATTCACGCCTTGCATTAGTAAAGTGTAGGCTATGAATCGTTTAGTGGAGTTCCAAAAGCAAAGACTAATCCGAGCGATTAGAGGTAATTAACACTGGGCAGAGCCTGGTACAGAATCCCAGAGGGATAGGGGTTGGCCGATGGCTGATTCTAGTAAGGGTGCAGGACGCCCAAAGAAGAAATTAAGTGATTTGCCGCAAGGATGGCAGTCAAAAATGGAGGAGCTTGCTTCTGAGGGTGCAAGTGATGTTGAGCTTAGGATTTCTGCTTTAGATGGTATTAGTGATGATCTTTGGTATCGGTTTATTGAGGAAGAGGAAGAATTTTCCCGAACCGTAAAAAGGTGTCACGGTTTATGTCAGGTCTGGTGGGAGAAGGTTGGAAGGACTGGTGCTGTAGGTGGGGACATAAATCCCACTACTTGGATCTTCAATATGAAGAACCGATTTAACTGGCGCGATAAAAAGGATGTTCTGCAGAACGTAAGCGGCACAATAGATTTGATTGCTCCTGACGAGTTCGAGAGTGACGAAGAATGGGAACAAGAGCACAGCTAAGACCGCAAAAGGGCAAGCAATCTTCGTTTCTTTCATGCCCAGCAAATGAGATTTGTTATGGTGGAGCTAGAGGAGGTGGTAAGACCTACGGTGCATTGCTTCACTGGCTTACTCATTCAACTAGATACGGTGACAATGCTTCTGGTATTCTTTTTAGGAGAACTTACCCAGAGCTGGAGAATGTAGAAGAAAAGGCTTCAAGCATATTCCCATCGTTTGGCGGCATTTATGGTCAGCAAAAGCGAACGTGGAAATTTCCGAACGGTTCTACACTTAAGTTAAGGTATTTAGACAAAGATAAGGACGCGGATAATTACCAAGGCCACGAATACAATTGGATGTGCTTCGAAGAGGCTGGTAATTGGCCTAGACCTGATCCATTAGACAAGCTTAGGGCTTGCTTGAGGTCAGCGGAAGGAGTTAAGCATAAGCTTTTATTGACGTGCAATCCTGGCGGTGTTGGGCATAACTGGGTCAAGACAAGGTATATAGACCCTTGCCCACCAATGAGGATACAGCGCCATACAGATGAATCTGGCGGGGATTGGGCTAAGGTTTATATACCAGCCAAAGTAACAGATAACCCGCTCTTACTTAAGAGTGATCCTGCTTACATATCTAGGCTTAAGGAGTCCGGCCCTGAGTGGTTAGTTAAAGCTTGGTTGGATGGGGACTGGGATATTGTTGCTGGCGGCATGTTTGATGACGTTTGGCGTCGTGATATTCATGTTGTCAAGCCGTTCGAGATACCCGCGAGCTGGTATGTAGATAGGGGTTTTGACTGGGGCAGCTCAAAGCCATTTGCGGTTTGTTGGTTCGCTGAATCAGATGGAACTCCAGCAGAAGTTAATGGCAAGAAGCTACATTTCCCAAGAGGGTCGATAGTTCTTTTTCGCGAGTACTATGGATGCGAAAAGGGTAAGGCTAATGTGGGCGTCAAGATGCTCGCAAAGGATATTGCCAAAGAGACAAAGTTAATAGATGACTCTATACCTAACAGGGTTCATCCTGGAAACGCGGATAGCGCTATATACAATGCCGAAAATGGTTCATCCATAGCGGATGATATGAAGCCCATAACTTGGACTAAGGCTGACAAAAGCCCAGGTTCAAGGGTTCACGGTTGGCAGGCTCTTAGAAGAATGCTGGTTGCTTCTCACGGAAAAGAGGAGGCGGGATTCTACATCACTGAGAATTGTGTTGATTCAATACGTACGCTGCCTACTCTGCCAAGGGACGATAAGAAGATTGACGACATTGATACCGATTCAGAAGATCACTTGGCTGATGTTATTCGCTATCGAGTCAATAAGAAAAAGCAAGTAACGGTCACGACAAACCGCCCGTTCGGATAAAAGGATTTTATGAGTATAGCTACACCGAATCTGGCATACCAGAGAATGCTCCCTGCATGGGACTTATCGGACGCACTATGGGGTGATACGCCTGCAATGCGAGCAGCGGGTACTGCCTATTTGCCTGCTCGTCCTGGCGAGTACAGCGAGTCTGGATTTGGCACTAATGAAGCTTACAACACTAGGTTAAACGAGACCACGCTAACAAACTATTTCGCTCCAGCCGTCAGGGGACTTAGCGGCAAGGTTTTTCAAAAGCCAATCATTATAGGCGAGAACATATCTGCCGAGCACGACTGGTGGAATGATGTTGATCTCGCTGGTAGCAATCTCAACGACTTTGCTATGCGAGTCTTTGAGTCTGGTGTTCGTAGAGGGGTGTCATACATCCTTGTAGATGCTCCAAGTGATAGTGAATCTACAACGTTGGCTGAGCAAATAGAGGCTAATGAGCGACCATACCTTACGCATGTGGATGCAAAGCAGGTAATTGGTTGGGAAGAGAAGAGAGTTGATAACGTACAGGTTTTAACCGAGGTGCGTATATCTGAGGTTGTCATTGAGACAGATGACGACTACGAGCAAACCGCAGTAGAACAAATACGAAAGATTTCCAAGAACTTCAATGAAGATGGATCGGAGGCGCAGGGATGCACTTGGGAAATCTTTCGAGAGGTTAATGATAAGTGGGTTGTTGTTGAAGAGGGGCAGATTAGCCTAAATTACATACCGCTTGTGCCGTTCTACACGAACCGTACTGGCTTTATGGAGGCTGAGACATACTTCACAACTCTGTGCTACTTGAATCTTCAGCACTGGCAGTCTAGCAGCTACCAGCGAAATATTCTGAATACGGCTAGGGTTCCTCGACTTTCCGCTACTGGTTTTGAGCCTGAAGAAATAGAGGCGTTTCAAAGCCACGGTGTTAAAAACGGAATATTCAGCACCAATCCAGAAGCTAAGGCTGAATGGATAGAGTGCAAAGGTGCCTCAATTGGTCATGGTGAGCGTGATTTAGACAAGCTTGAAGAGCAAATGGCGTTAAGAGCGCTTGATCCAGCACTTAAAAAAGCGGCTAACACCACAATGTC